TAGTGCAATGAAAACTTTACCTACCATTATCATTGTAACGCTCGATATACATCTAATAATTGTTCATCTGGTATCGGTGAGGTCATTGTGAAATATCTCTGATGTCCGACCGCCATAAATGCTTTTATGTCAGAAAAACTAGGATACTTCATAAGTAAATTATGAAGAAGATAATCAGGACTCAAGTGGCATGAAGCACATTGATGATCCTTCGCAAACACTCTTGTTGACTTCTTAAATCTTTCAGATTGTACCAATACAGAGTTTAAGTCTTTTTCCATCCATGTGACTTTTTCATCAATCTCTGGGATAATAAAAAACATCATATATACCAATAATCCAATAATTATGTAAATCCATAATTTGCTTGTGGCTACTATATCCTTAGTCTCAATTTCTATTTCTTTTACAGGTTCCATCACTTTTAATTCTTGTTCACCCGCTTCATATTTTTTGTTTTGATCTGCCATTATCTTCCTCACTTCTTTCCTGCGTCGTTTAATTTCTTAGTGATTTGTTGCTGAAACCACTTGAGAACAATCGGTATACTTACATTAGAAGTAAGCCCAAACAAATATCCTATGGGATATCTATAACTTTCATACGCTGCTATTTGTGGAACGTTTTGGAATACAATAGATATTAGCAGATATCCAGTTGCCGACATACCCATATTAATGAATAGGTCTAAAACTATCAATCCCCAATGTCCGGCATACTTATCCTTATTGTCTTGCCTGTAATTAAATAGAAAAATCCAAAATGATGAAAATAGGACTAGTCCTATCATAATGAATTCATCGATTGTGAATAATTGTTCCAAATCTGCCTTTCTTAACTGTTATTTCATTTCGACTTTATCAGTCGTAATATCTCGAAAAGTATTTTTAGTGCCTGTTGTTAGCGATTTGCTCTTCCAGCTTTTCTAACAGTTTTATTCGTGGTATTTCGGATTCTTCTATCCTGGCATTCTTACTTTTTCGTTTCCTTATTTTGTTTTAAAAGTTTCTGAAGATCTGCCGTGCTACCCACAAATAACGCATTTGTTACATTTGTCGGTGACTTTATCAAATCCTCCTTCACTGTTTGCATCGTTTTATGTAAACCAATAAGTTCTTTATTTGCATTAGTTAACTTATCGATCAATTGACCCACTACTTCATATGCTCTAGGATGTTCTGTTTCCCTAGCAATCTCAAGTAGGCCTTCCATGGCGTCGGAACCTCTCTCTATTATATTATACAGATTTTCTCTTGTGTACTGAAAATCAGTATCTGAATCTTCGTCATCTGTTTTTTTAGGTGTAACTCTTTCTACTGGTACTTTTTCTACCACTGGAGCTATTTCAAAAACTTCATTCAATTTATCATCTACGTCTTTAGGTGATAGTGGTTTATCAATCGGATCATAATCTTGCATCGCTTACCTCTCATAAATTTTTATTTCCTAGTGCCTGAACATCTAAACTCGGCGCACGAGTATCTAAACCTGTTACTGGGTCATAATCTATTCCCTCAGCGAAAAAGTCTCGTGTTTCTGTTATATCATATTCATCTGACATAGGCACATTACCAACTGTTCCTGTTATACGTGATACTATTCCATCTCTTAAGTTTCTATCAGCTGATCCTTCTGCAACAAATTTGGAAGAATCTTCTTCATTTACCATATATGATCTTATACCGAAAGCATTATCTGATTCAGATACAATATATTCTGGATCTTCCGAAACTTGTGCAACATTCGGTACTATATGAAAATTTATAATAGATGTTCGAATGAGTTTAGTTGCTTCATTATCACTACCATCACCAAAACCTTTACCTTTAATATTCGGATACAAGTATCCTCTAATTGTAAAATCCATCGTCCATATTAGAGCTCTTCGAGATTGAAAATCGCCCTCATACGAATCCTCAAGATTAACACCTCCCAAAATAATAGGTAAATCTATTTTTATACCCATCGTTGGAAGAGCATTAATAGTTACGGTGAAGTCCGGTTGAAAAAATGGTAAAATTTGTTCTATAATCTGTGTACCGTCGTCTGCATTTTTTACATAGATATTTAGAGCAAATGCAAAATCATACGGAACTGGACTTCTAACTCTACCAGTTTCCCCTTTATATTGAGCTGTCCTGTTATGGAGGGGATGCAACATTCTCTCGGGACTATAAGACATTGAAGTCATATCGAAGCCCATCCTCGGCAATTGCATCCCCACTTTTTTATCTAAATTTTCGTCGCCAGAAATTCTAGCTAAGAATTTCTGTTTAGGGCCGTAAGCTAAGGGGATTTTAATCGTTTCTATTACATCATCAGAACTGTTTCTCCTCTTAACATAGATATCATTAAACAGTGTTCCGAATACAGCTACATATTTTCTTACTAAGCCGTGATACCAGTATTGTCCTAACATTAAAATGATCCTTCACTAAATGGATTTCCTTCGGTAAAATCAATGATGCCATCCGCTGTTGTCTGTATTGTTTTATTATTAGCAGTACTATTATCACCTGCAAACTCTGTTGCAGTTGAACTTAAATTTGCTGTTGTACCTGAAGTGCCGCCTGTAATTTGTTCCGTAGCACTAAACGTTCCAACAATATTTGTTAATCTTATAATGCTCTCTGAGCCTGATGTCGATAATTGTAATACCGTTGCTGTTGCTCTAGAGTTAGTACCAGTAACTATTTCATCAGTTGTAAAAACACCCGAATTAGCAGAATATACATATTCTACAGAATAAGCGTTATCAATTTCTACTTGATCTATAGCTTTTATACCTGTATCAATATCTTCATCACTATACTCAAACAATTCACAAGATAAATCATAAACAGGAAGTTTTCCCATTTGATAGAAGACAGCCTGGTGCTCAACAAATTGAATTTCAAATAACTTACTTGTTAGAGGCATCCAAATTAAATCCCCTTCTAAAGGTCTATCAGATATTCCTTGTCCATCCCAGGTACGTCTCGCAACAGTAAATGTTATTTGTTCTCTAATTTCTAATCCAAATCTACCAACAAATGCGCCTTCACCTTCAAATCCATCAGTATTCTTAATATACATTTCTATAGGATATGCTGAATCAAAGGACGAAGTTGGATCTTCACCAAATATATTATCTACATTATTTTTTGTTCTAGGTAGATAAGATGTTTCATGCCCAAAAATTTGAATAGACTCCACCATTAAATCCTGAAGAAGATTTTGTTCATTAATATGATCAAATTTTTGAAAATAATTACTAGTCGGCATCGTCAGCCTTTTTGTCTGTTATTCTAACTCTTAGAATTGGTTTACCATTAATAGTAATATCACCTTTTTCATTTTCTCCAATATCTTTTACTACAATTCTCTTATTTTTAAATTTTCCACCGAGAACTACATCTCCCACTTCTATGGGCAACTTAATCGCTTCATCTATAAATTCTTGGAATGATTTCATATTATCCTGTCATAAAATCATCAGGCAACTGAAACTTCGTAAAGATTTCATCATCTAACATTTGCAATTCCGTTACCGCATCATCAAAGATTTGTCTACCATTTAAAGTAGTTCCACCAGGTAATTGTATACCTTCAAATTTTAATAAATTGGATCCCCATTGTCTTTTAAATAAAGATGTTATATATTTTTTTAACCACAAATCATTGTAAGCGTCGGTATATATTTCGGGATCAAGTCTCCTGTAAGTTTCAAATAACAAATATTTACCGACGGTTAATTCTTTATCCCAATCGATATCCAGATACAATTTATCTGTGTGTCTATTAAATCTAAATGAAGGAGATTGATTAAAAAGGTTTTCTATTAAATCTAAATGTTGCATTGCTAAGGTATATCCGCCCAACTTCTGCTTACTTAAATCAAATATATCATTCAATCTTAATTGATATCTTACATCAAACATATTGATATTCCCAGTTGATGAATCTATGGGAAATGCTTTGATGACACTAATCGTTTCATCACCCACAGTAAGATATTCATTGTCGATATCATCCTGTGTAATTATGTGCTTTAAATATAACTTTTCAGAACCATCATAATGATAATCATTGTAGACTTGAATAGCTTCGTCAATTCTATCTTCCAATTGATCATCATCTACATTGATTTCTATGACTGGGGAGCCTAATTGTCTAAGGCAATATTCTTTAAGTTGTATCCGAGTTTGAGGTTTTGCCATGATAAGATTCCTACAAATTGATTATTATTATCTAATGTATTTATCTCCATGCGGGTCCTGACACCCAAGCGATTAAAGAATAGCGTATACCTTTAGTAACTGGAGTAACTTGATGTTGAATAAAACTGGGAAATACTACCGCATCACCGGGTTCAAACTGCATTGTTCGCAGTTCTTTTTGATAATTTAATTGTAATTGTAAGTCTCCTCCTTCAAATTTACCTGTATTCAATGGAGAAGTTATAGATATTTTTCTTACATTTTGATGTCTTTTATGAACAACACCGAAATCATCGTCAGAATGCCATTGATAATAACCTCCTGCTGGATATCTTGTATATTGAACATTGATAGTGGAGTAGTCTAAATCAAATCGATATTTTTTATTTTCTTCTATAAAAATTTCTTTAAATTTATAGATTATTGTTTTTTGTAAATCTGATAAATCTAGTTTCCAAATATCCCATAAAAAAACTTCGGAGGATCTAGCCTTTGAATCATTATTATATGTTAAAGCAGTGGTTGATTTATTATCAAATTCCTCGATAATAATTCCTGCGTTTTCTCTAAACCATCTAGAAGGAATTCTAACATATGTTGGTGGCTTAGTAATTGGATAATTAGTTTTTTTTGCTTCGGTCATTTATCTAGGATTTCTGGTTCCAGCAGGCCCGGCATGAACATTCGATAGAATTTCTGGACTTAATTTCATTGTTTCAATTTCTTCTTTCGTCCCTTTCCACCATTCAGATTCATCACTTTTATCGTCAGATATAAAACAACCTTCACTCCAAGAATGTAAATTAAAATCTTCTTCTAAAAGCATATCAGACATTACATTACTATGAATTACAAATGCTATAGTGCACCGAAGATCTTCTGTGCCAGCACAGTGCCAAGTATAACCAGTACGAGATATTTCTTTATGTCCAAACCAATCAAACGACTTTACATTCCAACCAATGTGATCCGGAATATCATATTTTATCATTTCACCTTCTGGGGTAGATCGTTTGTATCTAAGCACACCATTACCTGTTTTTGACCAAGTAAATAATAAATTTCTACCCGGAACATCTGCATTAGTATGCCACCCAACATAACCACCTGGCGGATATATTGCACTGAGAGCCTGTTTTCTTGCTCCTATTCTTTTTCCTAAATTAGCACATAATTCACCAATCTTTTTATGTCTTTCTCTCGTTCTTAAATCTAAAATTAAATCCCATATCTTTTGATGCCAAGGTGGTCCTGGTCTAATAGATTTTCTATATTCATTTAAATAATCATCACAAATAGCCTCTTTCCAAGTGGGGGAGTTTTCTCTTCGGTCTTTTAATCGTATTAATTCTTCATCCAAATCATATAGATATTTCCCTAACCGTTCAAGAGTGTCTAATATCTCTTCTTCATTACAATATTTCGAAATATGTTCTGTATGTTTCATTTTCTACCATTTTGATATTGTCTTTTAAATAATAAGCAAGAATAATCGTGAAATATAATCTCATCTCTATTTACACCCTCTCTTTCTGGATCATATCCAATAATCCAATTCCATTTTGCATCTTCACCGGTATTCCAATCATCTGTTTCGGGAGTACAAGGTGGATCTCCTCCGTATATCCAATGCCATTTTATATCGGGTCTATACCAAGGATCATCTTTTCTAATAACGCCCATCATTAAATGTAATGGGAATTGATCCCAACCTCTAGTTTCCCAGTAAGGATATTTGCCGTCCCAGCGTGGATCCCAATCATTTCGTCTTTTCCATAACCAATTCTCCCACCACTGTTCCATAAAGGAAATCATTCTATCAGATTTTCTATACAAACACATTCCACCGTGCGGGACTTTTAGTTGTAACTTATCCCACCACGTGGCAGCGGCAGCATATGTTCTAATTTTAGTCCACGCCATATCATAACCGGGTTTTATTCCTTTAAAAACTTCTGGGGCTCTAGGATTAACACATACCATATCTGAATCGAGATAACATGTAAGATCAAAGGGGCTGTGTTGTAAGGCTAGTAATTTGGCTCTATTAGAAGGTGGCATACCTCCATGGACTTCATCGAATATATGATTACCCGGATCAGAAACCCATTTATCTTCGGTATATACAATTACCGGATGGTCTGGCGCAAATTCTTTTAAACTGTCTGCTAATTGTTGGGCTGCGGTAAGATATGGTTTAAAATTAGTCGCACATAATAAAAATCCTTCGTCACTCCGCATCCCCAATTTCCTTATTAGCTACAATATTAATAGTTGATGCATCAATCATGATTGCTTCATCACCGTCGTGTTGGACTGCCGCATCTTCGGTTTCCTCCGGCTCACTTTCATCTAAAAGACCTTCGGGTCTTAAAGTTACTTTAATTATAGAAAGTGTTATAAGAGATGCAACTAAGGCAGAAATTTCTGTTAGTGATTTAGATTTTCTAATTCTTGACCTCAATTCTCTATTTTCACTATCTCTAACTTCCGGAATCTCAAAGGCTTCTAATTTAGCACGAAATAAGGTTTCTAAATCATCCGCCGCTTTTCTTCTTTCAACTTTTTGTTTTTCTTCAACTTGATTGCTTCGCGCTGCTCTACCCTTATTTTGACTCTCACGCTGGATTCTAGCAGTTTCGGAAAATTGATCAACCTGCTCCGGGGTAAATTTATAAAAAAAATCTTTCCATTCTTGAGAATCTTCTAAAGCTTGTCCGGAATATCTAGATTTATCTTCTCGTTCATAAAGGATAGAAATTTCTTTTTTTTCTGGTGTTCTCCATAATGCTTCAATCATTGTATCATGAGTCCACTCTTTAGTTTCAGCTACTTCTTGTTCGGCCATTTTTTCCTTTCATAATATTAATATTATATGTATTTATGCTACTCTTTTCCAAAGCGAATATGTATCTGTTTCTAAAGTGGCAAATACCGTTGTTCCGGTATATTGGTTACTATAGATGCCAGTATATTGGCCACTATAAACTGCACCAAATCCTTGTGAATAAATGCCTTCAAAGCCTTGTGAATAAATGCCTTCAAAGCCTGCTGAATAAATTCCGGCAAATCCTTGTGAATATGTTCCAGAATATGTTCCAGAATATGTTCCAGAATAAGTTCCGGAATATGTAGGACCTTCTGAAGAGGCTTGAGGGTTAGGTGATTCGCCGCCAGAACCATAAGTTAGAGTATATCCACCGCCATATCCACCAGCATAACCACCAGCATAACCAGCAGTAAATCCTTGTGAATAAATGCCTTCAAAGCCTGTTGAATAAATTCCAGTGAATCCGCTACTAAAAATTCCGGCAAATCCTTGTGAATAAATGCCTTCATATCCTGTAGAATATATACCTTCATATCCTTGAGAATATATTACATCTGCAACTGTTGTAACTTTATCATATACATTACCACAAAATTGCCATGTGCCGGTTCCAGGAGCTGTATTACCTGTTACTAAACTATATTCACCGGCATTTGCAATCAATAAATGTTTAATCCAATGCAAATGTATGCCGGCATCACCTGCAGTATCTTGTAAAGTTGCAGAATGCCCATAGGCTTGAACAGTATTTGATTCTTTAGTTTGGTTATTACCTTGATTATAAATTGGTAAGTATATTACCTCATCTGTTGCTGCACGTGGATAATTTCCTACGGCAATATAGTCAGCATTAGCACCAGTCCAATGTGTAACAGAATTTGCGGCTCTTGCTTCTGTATTAGCATTTGATAAAGATCTTGAAGTTGACCATCCTCGTTCAATACCAGATTCTTTTCTATAAAGATGATATGCAACGTTTGCTGAACCTGACGATGTTATTACTGTATCTGTATACCATGTTTCATCATGCCAAGAACTAGTATCTGAATCTCCCGCGGCAGTTCCAATATGATAAGAACCAACAGTATTTGCGGCTGAAGTAAAATATGCATTACACCTAGCAATAACAGCACCGGCAGCCATTTCTGCGTCTGATATTTCGTATACCTTACCGCCGTGAGACCCACCTGTATTAGCACCCAAAAATTCTACAACACTATTTAAATCATCAACATGTGTTGCATCCGCTGCGCCATTAAAGGGTTTTGTTCCAACACATTGTTCTAATGAATAATTAGTTATAGTTACATTATTTGCTACTGGATGATCACCTACAACATCTGGGCTTCTATATCTTTCACCAACAGTTCCACATAAATCATAACCAGATGTATTAGAAGTACCAGCTAAAGGTCTTATATGACTTTTCCAATCATCATGTGTTGCAGTTCCTTTTGTATAGGATCCCCATCTATTAAAAACTTCTGGAACTATTGAATCATCAATTTGGTCGTTAGTCATTTGTCTAACACCCCAACCCATTACTTTTTCAAATGTAATACCCACGCTGGTTTGGCCTGTATAACTTGCTCCGGATGAATTTAAATATTTGTAAAATTCTGCAGCACCATCTTCTAAAGTTAATTCTGTACTGGCTCCCGTACTTGAAACAGATTGAACTTTAATCCATTGACCAACACCTAACATTCCATATTGTTGATGTCTAATAATAAGATAATCGCCGGCAGCAAATACATCATCATATACTCCAGCTCCCGGTGTAGATGTAATAGTTGTAATTTTACCAATATTAGCAGAAGCACCGGAACCGGTTTCAGTTACCGACCCTATATATAATTTTCCACTTTCTGTTGCGGCTAATTCTGTGTTACTACCCAGTGGATAGATTCTCATTACTCTTCCGTCAGTAGCCATTACGCAATCCTCTTCCAGAATGTATAACTATCAGTACCTAATGAAGCCAAAACAGTTCTTCCTGTATATTGGTTACTGTAAAAACCAGAATATTGCCCTGAATAAATTCCTACATACATTTGTGAATAATATCCTTCAAAACCGGATGAATAAGTACCTTCAAAACCTTGAGAATAGATTCCTTGAAACCCCATACTATATATACCTTCAAATTGATTAGAATAAAAACCAGCATATTGATTTGAATACTGGCCAGAAAATGTTCCTGAATAAATGCCAGAATAGATGCCAGAATACGTGGAGCTGTACGTACCACCTGAAGACGTAGCTTGAGGATTAGGGGTTTCACTTCCAGACCCATATGTTGTTGTAAATCCTTGAGTGTAACCGCCTATATATCCGCCTTGATATCCTCCTCCATATCCCCCGGAAAATCCTTGAGAATAAAATCCTTCATATCCTTTTGAAAAAAGTCCTAAAAACTGTCCGGAATAAATCCCCGTAAAACCACTCGAATAGTTGCCAAGGAATTGTCCTGAATACAATCCCTCATATTGTCCTGAATATATTCCTTCATACATTTGAGAATATATTCCTTCATATCCTTGAGAATAAATTATATCTCCGGTATCTGTTAGATAATCATAATATGCACCTACTTGTGTCCACGTGCCGGTTCCGGGAGCAGAAGCACCTGTTACCATTTGATAGTGGCCAATAGATTCTACATTAAAAAGATAATTTCTCCATTCTGCGGCTAATGTTTTAATATCTGCATCTGACATTTCCTGGACACCATCACCTTCTGATCTATTATAAATTGGCCTGGATCCTGAAGTTGTAGTAGGAGCAGTTTTTCTCCATAATCTATAAACGGTTTCATTATCATCACCTACTTTTCTATACGTTTCTGTTAGTGAATCCCCACAATAAACCCATGTATCTGCATCTGGCGCTGCAGTCCCAAAATAATACCCTCCAACTGGATAAGTATTAGTTTTCCAATTGTTAGCAACTCTGGCTAAAATAGTAGTTTGTAATTCGGCGGTAGTCATCGTTTGTAGTTTACAGCCCGAAGAAATAAATTTCGTAGGGTAGACTACGCTAGATACATTTGCCGTTAAGGTTTGTTCTTGTTGAATAGACCATTCAGTGGTAGTAAAGTTTCCGTCGGAAATAGGATGAGCGCCTACATCATCGTTACGGAACCTGTTATCAAAATCACCAGCATTGCCGAAATTGTTAGCGTATGCAGTACAATTCCCTCTTTTATTATATGTTTGATCACTGGCGAACTCTTGTAGAACAAGAGGAACTATCATAGTGTCTATTTCTGTATCGGTCATCACTTGGAGATTCGATCCAGAATTTATTACTTTTAAGGGTGATGCCATTTGTTTTCATCGTTTTTTAATTAGGGTCCGAGTCGAGTTCCGGATGAATCATATATACCAAAAGCAACCCAGTTACTTGTGCCAGCGGCATCCGTACTCTTTAAAATGTAATTTGTTGCAGCCGTTGTTCCTGCAGTAGTTTTAAATGCACCGGCATGCGTAAATACACCGTCATGAGCTATATCTGCATCAATATCTAAATCGCCATCAAAATCTGATGTACCAGTCACTTGGAAGGCACCGTTGACTTTTCCACCATCCGATATTAACCATGCGGTAAGGGAGCTTTCATATGTAAATGAATGTTTAGTTGTAGCAGGTATAATTAATCCGCCACCACTTGCTGTCGCATCTGTATGGCATTTAGCCCAATCAAACGTTCCAGAACCTGAATAACCTGTTAATGTAAATGTTGTTGTTGTCGGAACTGTAGCAACTACATAAATTCCTTCATCTGTTAATCCAGAAGTGCCGGCACTCGCAATAAAAACTTTATCCGCAACAGACAATCCATGGGCTTCAGTTGCGTTGTTTCTTTGCGAAGTAATAGTACCAGAAGAGGCATCACTTTCACTATAAACGTTTCCCGCTAAACCAATTACAAAAGTTTTATCTTCAGTAACTGAAACTGTTGTATCATTATAAGTTCTAGTACCTTGAACAACTAAATTACCAGTAATAATAACGGTATTAGAATCTATAGTAGTATCAGGCGTATGTATATGAAACCAACTAGAAGGTGAAACATTACACCAGTCGGCTGAATCATAAACATATGTATTTCCTCTTAAATTAACTCTATTTCCAAAATTTGTTGTTCCGCCAACGTTAACCGTTCCGCTAACTTGAAGTTGAGCGTCACCCAGAGTCGAACCCATTCCGATTGCAAGGTTACCTGATGTACCTAGATTCATTCGTTCGGTTGATTGTGTTGAAGAGTTTCCTGTGAAAAATCTGATTATGTCTTCATCACTAGCGTTGTCCGTAGTAATTGTTGTATCACCATCTTGGTCTTCAGGATTTCCTCCAAATGGATAAAATAATGTTCCTGTATTGCCTTCGAATCTACTTAAAGTTGAGTTCCATCTAATCGCACCAGTCCCACCATGACGCTGAGCGCTAGTTCCGTTCGGAATCAATAATGAAGCGGTTGAGTTTGATCCTGCGATACCACTTACGTGAACTGTTCCCCATCTCCAAGTACTGTTACCAAAATTTCTGGCGTCATCGGTATAAGGTAATAGGTCAGCATCTACACGACTGGTTATTGTAACCGTGTCTGTTGCCGCATCACCGATATCTACATTTCCTTTAAGACTTGTGTCTGTATCTACAGTTAAATTTGTGTTAATAAGAACACTACCACCAATCGTAGCAGATGCCAAAATTCCAATACCGCCATTTGAAGTAATCGCACCTGTGGTGGTTGACGTTGAATTAGTGGTATTAGAAACGTGTAGTGAATCCTTGCCGCCCGCTGTTTGGGTGTACATCAGCAATTGATTCGTACGCGTTCTCCATAAATCAAACGTATCTGATAAAGCTACGTTAGCTGCCATTGTTATCCTTTTCTATAACTCTATTTAATAATTCTTCAATTTTATCTACAGTAGATCGTAACTGCATTATCTGTTCGTGATTTTCAGCTGCAGCTGCTCGCGCAGCATCTACTTCTTCTTGATGTTTCTTAGCCGCCATGCGTTCTAATCTATGTCTATTTAGTGCTTCTCTATCTGTGCTTAATAGAGCTTTAGAATGCATGTCTCTAACAAACCTTGGGTCTTCCGTTTGTATTTTATTCATCTAATGCTATAGCTCGTAAATCCTTCACCTTTGGTACATCTAATGTACTAGTTGAAAGCAAACATAATTTAATTGCGAAAGTTTTAAATTTCTTATAATTCGTTCCATTATCATCTGTGTAATCAATAGAATCACCAGGTGATTTATATATGAATTCTTTATAATCATCTTCATTTAATGAATTAACAGAAGTCGCAGTTTCTTGTGTTAATTGTATATAATCTCTATCATCAAATGATTGTGTATCATCGGGGCTTAATACCTTTGCGAATGCATGTATTGTCGCAGTCTCCGGTTTATATGCATTTACAATAACTTTTAAATCTTCTGCTTCAAAACCATCTTCGAGATTAACTTTTCTTGTAATATATTTAGCATTGATTGGACCACCGGCGTTATCTAATTCACTACTTATAACAATATTAGCATAATTATCTCCAGTGAATCCGGAATCAGTTACGGCTATTGTCGGCCTTCCTGTATAACCAGAGCCGCCTTCTGTTACTGTAGCATCCGAAATTCCGCCGTCTGTTACTGTTAAAGATATTATTGCTCCTGAACCACCTCCTCCAGAAACTGTTGCGACTGCTGAAGAAGTATAACCTGCGCCTGCGTTAATAATATATATATTTGAATTAGCAAGTGCCGCATTATCTACATCATTTTCAGTAGTTATCAAATTGAATCTTGAAACATCAATCATTGGTGCAACATATTTAGATGTAGAACGAATTGTAACATGAGTACTAAATGAATTTGCTGTATTAGCTTTCATCATCATTCGCTCAGTAGGATAAACGTTTTTATCTCTTTCACCTCCAATATAATCAGTTGTAATATAACTTCCGGCTGTATTTGAAGTTTTATAAGCAAATGTAACTGTTGAACTATCAAATTGTTGTATTGAAGTATTCAACTTATATGCGTCCGCAAATACATTAGATGAAGCTTGTGATTCACTTGAGGTATTCGACATTAGAATAATATTGCCCGCGTTTATTGTTGTAAATTCACACCTATTAATTCTAAACATTAAAGCTTCGCCAGGAGAAATATTTACATTACCGGCATTAGTTGGCAAATATAATTTTTCTACATTCGGTTGTTTAGGTATTCTAAAATTGGGGCTGATAGCATCTTCACTTAAAGGATTTAAACCTTGTATTCCAGTCCATAGTTGATATTCGGAACTATTAGAAATAAGTACCAATGCATATTCGTCACCGTTTAAATATACTGGTGCGGGAAATTCAAATGTGGTAAAATGAGATGTATTCGATGCATCAGGTATTGTCGCAATTGCATTAATTGATTCTGGTTTTAAAGATACTTCAGCAAATGGTAAAATTGTTCCACAACTTGGTAGTCCGTTAATCAGTGGTCTAATTTGAACCGTAACAGGTAATTGAGGTGTAGAACTATTGGCAGTTGCTATTTGTCTAAAAAATAAATCAACTGATTTAACATAAACACCTTCAGTATAATTACTCTTATTAACAATGAACGTCTGAGCTAGTGGATCCATCCAACCTTGAGATGATTCGACCCTGCTTGAAGCACTTGTTATGACATTTTCATTGGTAACATCTTCTCTTCGTGAAGTAGAAGGCCTTACCGAAATCGAAGTAGCCTCTCTTCCATCCATTAATCCTCTTACATGAAAAGTGCATTCCGCGGCCATAGTAGAAGACGCAACCTCATTGTTTGCTTGATCCGTAACTCTTAATAATCTTTCACCTGTTTTATGTGCCATGGCAGGCAAACTAAGAGCTCCTGCGAAATCTCCGGCTAAGTTAGTTGACATATAAGAAGCCTGTCCTTTTGTTGGAACAGTCCTGTTAGAAACCACAGCTGAAATTCCACTGTTCGACGACAATATAGTTGTTGAACCTGGGCTGAATGATTGATCTATATTAGCATCGTCACCATTTGTATCGTGACACTTAATAGGTTTAATGTAGGCTGTTGCTGTACCACCTGAAGTGGTTTTCTCTGGCATAATTACTTGAGCAACGTTAGCACCCTCAGTAAGCGTTTCTCCCTGAATCATATGTAAAGCCGTATCAACACCATTGAGTACAACAAAAGGCATTGGATAAACATTAGCTGTAACGTTTGTGCCATCGAAAAATATATTTACATTCGTAGAAGGTTTCATCCCCTTAGCTACAAAATAAATTCTATGGTCATCCGGAGAGTATTGGGTTTCGAGTAAATGTGATCTCATCCAGAAAGTCATAGAAATATCAGCAACCTTATTACCTATGCTTCTTTTAATTGAATCAGGAATATTTTTAGAAGTAATGCCTCTTCTGGTTTGACCTTGAGAAATAAGTTTTGCTTTTCTTACACCACCGGAAGTTGCACCAGCACTGGAAACACTTAGTTCAGGTTCTGGATTAATCTGCTCACCAGTCCAAATTTTTGTCCAATCATCCCACTGTGATCCATGCCCCCCATTAATTGCTCCGAACTGCCAATTATCATTAACACCTTCTAAATTAACTAATACTTCTGGTCTTATAGTCGTATCATACCATACATCAGAATCTGGAAAACATTTTATTCCACCTGAAAATTGTGCTAGAGCATAAGGATTAATTGCTTTATAAGAACTAGCTAATGGTTGATTAACTAAGTTGGCAGTTACAAAAGGCAACGTTACTAATTCTGGTCCTGGCAAATGATATGAAATATTATTACTAGAACCTGTCGCTAAGTGAAAGCGAAAACAATCTGTTTTAAAAGGAGGTCTTAATTCGTTCTTTTCTATATCTATAGAACACATATAATCTCGATTAATTACATCACCAACCGAGTGTCCTTTAAATCCATCTACTAAAATACCATTCTTAAATCTATCTCCAGCTGGATTAAAAAGAGAATCTTTCGTTGAGCCACCTGATATTGATGATGCCGCGGCTTCTTTTTCCAACATTGACAATGCAGTATAATACTCAAGATTTTCAATTCTTTTTTCTAATTTACCAATATCTCTCATTGTATATCGTCTGTTATCGATATACTTTGTTTTAATATCATCCGTACTGAAGGTATAAGGGGGAATAGTTAGAGTATATAATGTTATAGAATCATCATCATCTGGAGGTGTGATTGGTTCCCGTGATGGTGCTCCTTTAATAACTCTGAATACCCTATCCTTGGATAAAACTAATTTATCTTTTCGACCCAAATAATAATTTGTATTAAATTGCAATGAATATTCAGGATCAGGCGTACCGCCAGCAGAACCTAATTGTGATGCTGGAATAGCCGCGTTATTAGATGTAAAATCGTTTGTCGTATTAGATCCCTTATCATTATTTGCAGAATACCGTGCAGGTCTAAAATCTATACAATCTCTTAAACGAATTTCTTCACCCGATGTGGGACTTATAAATGTCGGTATATTTTCAAAGTTAAGACCAAGTCTTTCAGTCCCATCTAAGGTGTGATGATATCCAGTATTGGAGCTAACATCGGCATATGATGCTACCGAAAAGTACCCTGCCTGTGCATCTTGAATAGGAGGTGTAAGGGCAGGATTACTAAAATGGTCAACAATTACTAATAATTGACCTTTCGGAGCTGCTGAACCAGGTTTTAAAATAATGGATGCGTGATCATAAAAATTATCTGTTTGGCCATCATCTAAATCATAATTCCCTGTAATATCAACTGCTGTTGTTGAAGTACCATCTCTAAGGGCCGTGAGCATTACTGAATCAACCGGTGCTGAACTGTCACCGGAATCAATAACATATACCAAATTTAATACATCAGAAATCATCAAATTATCTTTTTTACCTGCTTGCTTATTAGGTAATAAAAAGTGAACTTGACCTTTTGATATATCGGAATCGGTTGATAAATTTGTAGTATTACCAATCGTTAGTGTTTTTGATCTTGGAGACGCGTTAGCTGTTCTAATGGTAGAAATAACCTCAACTTGATACGCACCATTTTTTGAATTCAAATTTAATGTGGTTTGAGATGGGCTATCAATAGTTGCAGTTCTTCCGGTAACTGCAGAAAATTCTAATATTTGTCCTTCTGTTAATTCTTCTCCTGTAACATTATCAATAGGAGGATTATTAACATCATCAATTGTTTTAACGGCTACTGAAAATAATTCTTTCGATGTCGATGCCGGTAATGAACCAGAACCTATAAAAGATCCAGTTGCTGTTGAAACAGTTGTTGAACCAGCTATTGGAACAGATACGGTTTGAAATGTTTTATATGTATAAGTTATCCCATCTGGTATAGAAGCTAAGGGCGAGAATGGTAATTGAAAAAGTAAAGAATTTTTACTTGTGCCTGCCAGGTAAGCTGTACCTTCAGGGTCATTATTGAACCTTGATAATTTATCTATATCTGCTTGTGTTGTCTTAACTACGTGTGTAGTATTCGCGGCCACTAATTGATCTTTTGCAGCGTGCTTTACAATTATAGAACCTAAATCCTGAAATTTAAAGGAAATAGAATATGTTGAATTAGACTGAACTTTTTGTGACAGTGCAGTATTACATATTGCTTTGTGTTGTGATCCGATGGCTATATATTCTGCAATGGTAACAGTATCACTAGTTGTAGTGCCGGCTAATGTAGTGTTAACTGTTAACGTTGCTCCTTTATATACACTATTGGCATATGAAGTATCGGCTGCTCTGAAACCAACCGTTATAAGGTCATCACCTTCACCTGAAACTTCTCCATCAATAGTTTTATTTAAACGAATGTCATATATTCGTGTTGAGTAAACTGAATGAAAATGTGTAGTGTTAGAGGTTGCTAAATCTGCTTGTTCCCAATCGAATGATCTAACTCTCGCCGTACCCATCTTCGTTTGATCATACTTCGTCAAAGCATTATCATCGCTTACTACAGCCTTAACATCCGCAGAAGAACAGCAATGAAGATCTACAAGTTCATGTTGACCAATATTAAAAGTTCCTTGTACTTTATTGAGATATAAAGAATTTCCATAATCAGCCGCGATTATATAATCTGAAATATTTGCGGTGTCTCTCCCTTTCTCTACGTCAACATAACGTGTAGCTATGCTTTCATATTCATATCCTTTTACATAGGCTTTACCAGCCTCTAAACCGGCGGAAATCAACGAATTATTGCCAGTTATATGGTTCTTTAATTGAATTCCAAATGGTCTTACGGTGTATGAGCCCGATTCATCAAATGTTCGTCTGGCTAATGTTTTTTCAAGTTCTGCGTATAGTGGATATCTTGTCTCTGTTGTTTTAACACCCAATTCAACTCTGGTTAACTCTATAAATTTTTCACCAGCAAATTCTGAAATAGTGGAACTAGTAGTAGTCGTAGTTCCGTCGGCGCCTACTGTTTGTGTTACAATATCTAAAGCCGCCAGTGTCAATGTTATACTAAATCTATCAGCACCCGGCGCGGCATAGTTAGCGGTACCTTGTGCGTTATCTAAAATAGACGAATCATCATCTGTTTGAACAATTGCTTCTGTTGCGAGCAATCCAACCCTTTTAGTAGGTCGATTGCTATATTTGTCTAATGCGATGGTTTGACTTTGTACTAATACAAAAAATCCACTGATATAAAAACATCCTTCAGAAATACTTGCAATAGATGCGGTATTTTGAGATGCAGCTACACCAGAAGCACCACTTAAACTAACAGTATTGGCTTGATAGGGAACGGCTTCTAAGGTGGTAATTGTTTCACCGTCTACGAAATCAATACCACCTATTTTTGAAAAAATTATTGTTGGCTGATCTGAGACAGTTACAGGGGTAGATTTAATAACTAAACCTTTAGCCCCTGACGTGCCGCCTTCGATAGTTTTACCATCAAAATTAGTTTCAGCAACATCTGCGTTATCAAATGCTGCTTCTAATTTTAAGGAATTAACCTGATTGTTAAGGGTAACATCTCCACCAAATACTTTACTGCCTTCTTTAAAAATATTATCACCAAACCTGGTAACTTGCTCCTGCAAAATAGTTTGCATTTGAGTAAGTTCTCTTGCTTGAACTGCAAAACCAGGTCTGAATAAAATTCTATGAAAGTTTTTATCTTTATCGTAGTCATCATAGTATGGTGCAATGTTAAAATTTGTTTTTACTCCAGACACTTATATCTCTTTCGTCAATAAAATTTTAGAAGTTAATAATTAATTTCACATCTTCAATTTGGTCACTAGCTCTTGAGATAGGTGATCTATTTTCAACATACAAAATATCTCCTGTATATGGTTTTAGATCTGGTCCTTCGATAACACTTGAGTTAGCTGTGGTTCCAGCACCCGCAATTGTTAAAGCCTCGTTTGCTTGAAAAGAACCTGGTGTACTATCCCAACCATTGGTTGTATTAGATCCTTTTGTAATTTGTGTTAATCTTAACTTACTTGTACCTGATGTCCAGTCAACAACTCTTCCTGTAGCTCCTGATTGTGCTCCGGTTACCACAGCATCTGCAGCATAAGCTGCACCAGAAAATGATTGAACAGTAATTCTGAGTGCTTGGTCACCTAAGGAAATTGTTGCTGGTACATTCAAATCCGCACCGCTGGTAGTATTAGCGGAGTTTGGATGTGAAATCAATCCAATTTTTCTAAAATCGTTTGCAACTGTGAATTCGCCTGACTCATCATTTTCAAGTCTGACGTTAACCATTACATTGTAGCCTCCCAATTCTTCCGTAGCGTCAAAACCATGTCCGCCTTTGGGTTCAATTGCGGGAACAGCAGTGGCATCATCTGTATTCCAAGAACTGTTTGCCAAAACACTAACGGTTGCGTTTGTATAACCAGAACCAGCCGCAATCGTAATAATGTCTGTTAGACCAGTTGCGTTAGTACCATTAGCTCTACAATTTGCACCAGAACCATCACCTAAAACTTGCAATCTGGGAGCAATTTGAAAATTGTCTCCTTGAGCCGGTGCGGTTGAAACAGCAGGTGCGAAAGTTATAACTTTTGTTGATTGAACATAATCTGTAATGGTTCCACCTTGTCCTTCAGCATTTCCTGAAGTAAAGAATATATCAGAACCAATATAGACATCATCTGTGGCCGCAGCTGTACTATGAATACGACAAGAAGTTGTAGTATGTGCATACGCACCTCCAAAGCCATTATCTAATGTGTTCGTTTCAAAAATTAAATACTCTAATCCACCAACAGTACCATTAGCTGTTTTCCTGTAGATATTAATCGCACCATCAACAGCCGCATTCTCAACATCTCTTTGCAGAGTATTTTCTTGAGTAGCGCTGGCCATAGTTACGTTGGCATATCTAATCTGTTGTACTGGAATATAGTTAGTTGTTACGAACTTCAGAGCTGACGCGGCGGAAATTGTATACATATATTTCCACTTATATCCATCAGATCCAGGTGTAACAAGTGCTGTTGTTTGTCCGGTAGGTTTTGCTACACTATTTCCGGAACTATTATTATTTGCCAAACACTTATAAACGTTGTAATCATCCGTTAAGACATAAAATGATTGTCCCAACATACCAGGTTGCGTATTATCATAAGCAAAATAAGGTGTGTTGTTAGCCCAATTATATCTAGGAATACAATGTGTTACATCGGTAGATACAACCTTTTTAGCTGCGATCATATCTTTCCAGTGATTATAATAAGTATTTGATACATCATCGGTAGGTGTAGGGGGTACTGTGTCGGTATCTGCCGCCGCGGCTCCTGCTACATTAGCCCAGTTTTGGACACCACCGATGAATAGATACATATTTGATTCTAAATATGTATCGCCCGCGACCGTGTTTGCGAATGTCGTCATTCCGAAATCTTCATCAAAAGACTCCCGGAATTGTCTTGCATTGAACATTCTAAATTTATTTGTTACTAAAGCCGGCATTTCGATAACTCCAATCTTTTATTTTTAATTAATTTTTTACTCTAAAACAGTATGTTGAGTAGCGGTGTCTATAATTCCTTCTGGGAAATATTTATTACCGCGATTATGAATGTTAAAACTTGAGGTTGTTAGATCACCTACGATGTATTTAGCGTCAGTTCGACTATAAATGTTTATCTTCGCATTCGGATCTTGACCTATTCCTGTATTTATGATATCTTCATATAGTAGAAAGTCACTTTCGATCATTATTTTACCAATTGCAGAAGTAGCGTCAAATGTGCCATCTTCTGTTAATATTTCATCGCCATCTTCCAATAACATTCCGTCAGACTCCTCTAGTATTATATTTATATCATCGAACAAAACAGTCTGTCCCTGTTCAATATTTTCTACTGGCGTTATATTAGTAATAACCATACTTTCGATTACCTGATCAGGTCCCATGGCCGTGCCAAGTTGTTCAAATTTTCTAAAAAATTCATCGGGATTAGGAAGTGTTCTAATCTGTGTATATGTTGGATACGGATATGCTATAGTTGTTAAATCCCATTGAGGAGAATATGTTTGATGATTTGGCAACTTACATGTTATTTTAATTAAATCGCTATCAAGTGCTTCACCTAAGACATTATCAGGATGATTACTATAAGTTCCAAATGCTTTTATTGTGGCATCTCTATAATCAACATAATACTTAGTTCCTTTTGTTAATCCATCTCCAGGAAGTGCATTATATGAACCTGATGGAAAAGTACTCATTTGAAGAGTTTTATCAAATGTCAAAACTTCGCCGTATTCGCCTGATGCAATATCTTCACTAGCTAATCCTAGCAACGAGTGCACTCCGTCTAATTGAGGTTTTGCTGTACCATCTACTTCACAAAAAACTAGCTGTATTTTTCCGTTACTCATCAAACCAACTACTTGGCCTTTACTAATATCTTCGTTTGCTCGATATTCATGTATTTTCCATTGAGGAAAGTCTAACTCTAAAGCATCTTTTGTTGAAGCCTTTCCTAATCTAACCCTATCAAGGCTATCGGCAGCGGTTAATGTGGGAGGCGTAGTAGTTATATAACTCATCATGCTAGAACTATAATCAGGATAATATACGGCGCCAGGTTTTAACTCGAAAACGCGTTCTTCTGTTGAGTTTGTATCTCTGACTTCAAGGGTTTCTCCTACAGCCGCATCTTGCTGGGCTATTCCTAACAATGAATGTACATAATTAATTCGTGGAAATAACACGTCTGAACTTTCATATACTCTTTCTACTTTACCATCTGGTCTTAGGCCTACTACCATTCCGGCATATACCTTCGCAGTCGCTACTATAAATGTTGCGGGATTTCTTAATCTTATATCCCTTGGTCTAGCAAATGAACGCCCCTCAATATTTGCTTGTGTTCCAGCATGTAGCACTGTTCCTTCCGGAGTAGTTGAAATATTTGCTATAGGCGGAGTCTTTGTCATAAAATATGAATGGGCTACTGATTTATTTACAGTTTTAATTGGGCCGGCCATATTTGCGGTACTACCATAAGCATATAATACTGGTTGAGCTACGGATGCTCCAGCCACACCATTTCCTATCCAAGTTTCATATGTATAATCTGGAATTTTAAAATCTACATAGGCTCCGCCGGTACCTGGCGTTCCAACTGCTGTCGATGGAAATTCCATAGTTGATGCCCAAGATCCATTATGCGAACCATCTGATACGCTGGCAAATTTTAAAGTATATGAATTATTAGAACTATCTTCTACATTGAAACGGTACGTAACTCCTTTGATGAGTTCTCTTGTCCAATCGTTATCATTAATGTTTACACCATCAAAAAGAAAATCAACACCTGAAACTGTTACAGCTATTATTTGTTCTGCAGGATTTGGAGCATGCGTTATTGATCTATTAATTGCTTTATCTACACCATCAGCGAATTTAGTCATTACTTCTTTCGCCACAGAAACATAAGTATTTACACCTGTTAGGTCCGGAAGATCGAGTTGTATTCGTTGCAGACCCCAACGATCAAGAGTTTCAAGGTGAGTTTCTGTTTCAAGATA